TAAACAGGGCAAAAGTTTAGGTATATCACCTAAAAAAATTCCAGCAATTAAAAGTATTGACGAAACTATGAAATTTACTCAGAACGCGGTAAAGAAATTCAAAGAGCAGTTATAACAAATAAAAAGGAGAACATATCTAACCCTAGTGCTTTAATCGGTGCTAGGGTTTTTTGTTTGTATATAAAACAAGAATAACAAAATTTAGTTTATTAAATATGATAGTACTAAAAGAACTAGCCACAGCACAAGATATTAAAATTATACCGAGAAAGTACGCAGCAACTAAGGCTGTAATTATCGGTCAGGAGGGCGAAACAGAGTATTTAGTAACACCAACAATAGAAAGTTATTACTTAGTATTAAACGCTATCTATCAGTTAAAAGAAGGTCAACAATATAGCTTAGTAGTTTACAATGATGAAGATATTGTGTATAAAGATATGATTTACTGTACTAACCAAGACGTTGACGAATACACAATAAACAAAGACGAGTACAAGCAAAACTCTTCTAATAATGATTATATTATATTACAATGAGCGACAATATAGAAATATTTAACCTAGCTACGTATGAGCAGCCCGAAGCTATTGAGACTTCACGTAACGAATGGGTAGAGTACGGCAAAGAGAACGATCATTACGAATGGATTATTGGTAGGTATAAAAATAGTACTACAAATAATGCTATTATAAACAACATTGCACGCTTAATAGTTGGTCGTGGAATACACGCTTTAGACGCTTCAAGAAAACCGAGCGAGTACGCTATGTTAAAAAGCATGGTAGACAATAAAGCACTTAGAAATGTAGGTTTAAATTTTAAAATGCTAGGTACTGGATATTTTCAAGTACACTATAACGACAAGCACACTAAAATAGTTAAGGCTGACTATATTCCTACTAGACTAATGCGCCCTGAAAAATGCGACGAAAAAGGAGATATTACAGGGTATTACTATTGCAATGATTGGAGCGACACAAGAAACAACGAACCAGTTAGATACTCAGCTTTTGGAACTTCAAAGGATAAAATAGAAATTTACCCTTGCCAGTTTGACAGTATTGATATGAAGTATTTCGCAGACGTTGATTATATTGGTGGGCTTCCTTATGCAGTTTTAGAAGAAGAAATAGCAGATTATCAAATAAATGATGTTCAAAACGGTTTTAGCGGAACAAAAGTAGTAAACTTCAATAACGGAGTGCCTAACGAAGAAGCCCAAAAGATAATATCTAGGAAGGTAAAAGGCAAATTAACAGGCTCTAAAGGTGATAAAGTAATTATAGCTTACAACGATAACAAAGAAAGCGCAACAACTGTTGAAGATATACCATTAAACGATGCACCTGAACATTATCAATATTTATCAGAAGAGTGTCAATCTAAGCTACTAAATGCTCACACTGTTATTAGTCCTATGCTTGTCGGAATAACTACAGAGTCGCAAGGGTTTAGTTCAAATGCAGACGAGATAGAAATGGCTACAAAGGTTTTTTACAATCAATCAGTAGTACCGTTTCAAGAAGTTATTTTAGAGGCTTTAGAGAAGTTCTTAGCGTTTAATCAAGCTAGTTTAGATATGTACTTCATGAGACTAAATTTAATGGACTCAATAGAAGAGAAACAACAAGCAAAAGAAGAGGCTAACTTAAAAATGAGTAAGGACTTTGATGCTATTATTTCAGAGTTTGGAGAGTCAGAAGGTGAGGACTGGGAGTTAATAGACGAAAGAGAAGTCGACTACGATACTGAAAGCGACTTAAACGCACAGGTAAAAGAGTGGGAAAACGAACTAAAAGAAGAGCCTACAGCCCTATCTAAGATTAAAGCAAGATTAACAGAGCTAGTATCTACAGGTAAGGCAAACGCAAATAGAAAGAGTTCACAAGATGCAGAGATAGACGGCTTTTATTTTAAAGTTAGATACCAATATACAGGAAACCCGAACCCAGAAAGAGGTTTTTGTAAAGCTATGATGAAAGCAAACAAACTATACCGTAAGGAGGATATAGATAGGATGAGTTCTCAGATAGTAAACGCTGGATTTGGTGAGAACGGCTCGGACTTTTATGATATTTTTAAATACAAGGGAGGGCCTAGATGTCATCATAAATGGGTTAGAAAAACTTTTGTAAGTACAAGTAAAAAGCAAAACTTGTTAAATCCAGACGCAAACACTATAAGCACTAATAAAGCTCGTAAGTTTGGTTATAGACCTACTAACCCGAAAGAAGTATCTATGAAGCCTAATGACATGAAGTATAAAGGCTTTAGTCCAAACAATACTAATAGACCAATAGACGCACAATAATATGTACCCATTATTTATAACAACAAAGGACGCTAAAAAGTTCACAGCGGCAAACGGAAATATTGACGACGATAAATTTATCCAATTTTTAAAGATTGCACAAGACATACACATACAGAATTACTTAGGCTCTAACTTATTCGAAAAGATTAGTGACGATATTATAAACAATACTTTAACAGGTGACTATTTAAACTTAGTTAACAATCATGTAAAGCCTATGTTAATACATTATGGCATGACTGAATATTTACCTTTTGCAGCTTACACTATAGCAAACAAAGGTGTTTATAAGCATGGTTCTGAAAACTCTAGTACTGTAGATAAAAACGAGGTTGATTTTTTAGTAGAAAAAGAAAGACAAATAGCAGAGCATTATACACGCAGATTTTTAGATTATATGTGTGATAATTCTAATTTATTCCCTGAGTACAGCAACAACACTAGTGAAGATATGAAGCCAGACAAAGACGCTGCATTTAATGGTTGGTATTTAGAAGACGATAACCGAGACTATTATAAGTATAAAAATTTAGAATTATAATGGCAAAGAAGATATACAAACCCAAAGCAGAAGATATTAAAAAACTTAAAATTTACCTAAACAAAATAAAATGCCAGACACAAAAATAAGCGATTTACCAGTATCAACATCATTCGACGGGACGGAAAAAATGGCAGTAGTACAGGGTGGAGTAACTAAACAGGTTGCCCCTTCACAAATAGGAGTTGTTCTATACAATAATGCAGTTAATGACACAGTAACAAGTGCCACGGGAACAATGGAAACCTTCGACTTAGGTAGTACTGTTTCAGTTCCTACAATGGAGGACGGGGACAGGTTAGAAGTTGAAATGAATTTTAACAATGCTGTTGCCCCTAGTTCTGACGGGTTCGGCTTGTATTTCCTTTGGGACAATATAGCTTATACGCCTCTTTCCGCTTCTACGCCTACTTACGGTAATAGTCTTTTACAGTTGCCATACACGAGCTATTCAACCTCAATACGAATAACTGTAACAAAAATTTCAGGAACAGATATGTATGTACAATACGAGCAGAAAGTTAATGACGTTTTACCAACTCCAGGCGACACATATACAAACGGTGCAGCATGGCACTATTTAACAAGCTTTAACGCTTCACTTGCTACACATTTTGAAGTTCAGGCTTTTGTTTCGGCTGGCGGCTCTTTACAATTAGAATATTTATACATAAAACATACAAAGTAAATCTATGAAAACAGTAACGGTAACAGTAGACAAAAACGAAACAATCTACACTTTAACAGTCTCTTATGATGGAGATGTAATGCCAGAAGAGCTTGACTCTTTTATTAATGAGTTCTGCGGAGGCAGACCAAACGACAGAAAATAATGAGTACTAAAGCTGCTATATGGCTTGTTGCTGCGTTTTTTAGCGTCATAACTGCGTATACCTTCCCATTTAATTTATGGGAGGGTTCGTGGTATCACTTAGTAGCCTTTGCGTTTGTTGGATATACTAGAGTGATATACTTAACAACCAAGGGTAATTGGTCTGTGATAGCTTTTATAATGCATTTAACAGCCATAAATAACCTAATCGACGAACTTTTCTTTGACCCTACGGTAATAGATTACAACGAACATATAGCGTTATTATTATTTATTATCATAGTTTGCAAGAATAGAAAAACATGGATTCGATTGTAAAAGCATTAAAAATAGCCGAAGATTACGGCATACATATAGGACTAATTATTGCAGGGGTTTTCGGTTCTATAGTTTCAATATCACACAAAAGAGATTTAACAAAGGCTCAGCGTTTTATGGCTATGCTCTCAGGAGGTATAATAGCTAATTATGTAACACCTGTTATTTTTGAATATATAAATATAAACGAAAACACAAGATACGGTTTCGGTTGTATGCTAGGTTTTTCAGGTTATGAGGGAATGAAATTTATAATTGATAGACTTAAACAAAAATACTCTAAAAAAAATTAACATGAAGTTAACTAATAATTTTTCATTAAGCGAATTTGACTGTAAGGACGGTTCTAAAATGCCACCAGAAGTGTTTAACAATATATTGTTACTTGTAAAAGAGCTTCAAACGTTAAGAGATTTTATAGGTTTACCTATAACTATAAATTCAGGTTATAGAAGCCCTGAATACAATAAGAAAATAGGCGGTGCATCACGCTCTCAGCACTTACTAGGTAAAGCAGCTGACATAAGAGTTGAAGGTGTAAGTCCAAGAGAGTTAAGAGGTGTTATTGAGGAATTAATAAAAGATGGACGTTTAAGCTTTAAGGGTATAGGTGCTTATAGCAATTTTATACACGTAGATATTAGAAGTAAAAAGGCGAGATGGAACGGTTAAACCCTTATATATTAATATTTATAGTTATACTTTCTTCATGTTCAATGAATCACCATTTAACTAAAGCAGTTAAAAAAGGTTACAAAGTAGAGCGTATTACAAAAAATATACGTTTAACAGATACTTTAGTAATAAATGGCAAAGATTCTATAATTGAACGAACTTTAAAGGTAGATTGCCCAGAACCAGTAATTAAAACACGTTGGAAAACTAAGTTTGATTACAAGCGTTTTAATGACAGTTTAGACCATATTAGGCAAATGTATTCGGACAGCCTTAGAAATGCGCTTAAAACGTCTAAGATTGAGCGTAAAGAGCAAAAACAAGCAGAAAAAACTAAACGAGTAACAACAAGACAGGAAAATAAGCGTTCTTTATGGTGGTTATGGCTACTAATAGGGTTCCTATTAAGAGACGTATTAAAGTTTATTTTTAAATATTACGGATTAATTAAATAATTTTTATATATTTGCTTTAGGGTGAGTGTACCTTTTTTTCATAATTTAGATTTTTAACCCCTATTAATTTAGGGGTTTTTTAGTTTATACTTGTTTGTTATGAAAATTAGTTTATCTTTGAATAAAAAAATATAATAATTATGGGTAAAGATTTTAGACCTAGGCTAAGAGGTAATGTTAAAAAAGCATACGAAAACATTACTAAAGAAGAGTCAAGAGTTTTAGTAATTGGAGACTTACACGAACCTTTTTGCTTAGACGGCTACTTAAACTTTTGCAAAACACAGTACAAAATACACAACTGCAATAAGGTGGTTTTTATAGGTGACATTATAGATAATCACTATTCAAGCTATCACGAAACAGACTCGGACGGGTTAGGAGGTAAAACAGAGCTAGACTTTGCAATAAACAAATTAAAGCGATGGTATAAAACTTTTCCTGATGCAGATGTAACTTTAGGAAACCACGACCGTATTATTATACGTAAGGC